CATTTTTGAATAACGAAACAAAGGAGATCAACATGACCGCAACCCAGACAATCCTGCCCCTGAAAAGCGGCAAGAAGAACTTCATCACCCGGCTCCAGTCCTCCCAGCTTCACGGCTGGCTGCAGAGCCTGGGCGCCGAAGTCAGCCAGCGTTCCGCCGGAGAGCTGGCGCGCCGGGCGACCGAGCATCTCGGGTTCCTCGTGACCGACGGCAACGTGTCCGGTCTGCGCAAGCAGATGGGCCTCGCCCCCGGCGGGCGCCGGGGGGTCCGCAAGACCAAGCCGGAGGCACTGTCCCCGGCCAAACTGTCAATGATTCTGAAGGAGCTCGACCAGACCCGCGCGCGGATTGACGACTGCCTGACCAGTATCCAGGACCTGCTCTTCGAAGCCGCAGGAGTGAAATGACCTGGGCCCTCGAAATCGCGATCCTGCTCGTCGGCTTTGCCGTAGGCTGGGTCGCGCACGAACTGACGGAACGCGTCTTGTGGCGCAAGTTCAATAGGCGCCACGAGCGCTGGTGGGAGACAAAATGAAAACATTGCATTCACTGCAGGACCTGCCGGTCACCCCGGACATGGTCCTCCGCGAGGCCGAGAACAAATTGTTCGACGCCTTCCAAAGGAAAAGAATTCGCACCGCGTATCAGTTGCGTCACTTCGTCGCCGGAATCCCCGGCGCCCTGGGCCCCGCGCTCCGCAAGAGCCAGACCTACGCGGTGATCGGAATTTTGATGCGCGGAACTTGGGTGCCCAGGAGCTGGGCATGAAATCAGCCTTCATCATCACAATAATGATCCAAACCGCCTCCCCGCGAGGGGAGGCCACCCTTTTTGAAGCATAACCAAGGAGCCCACGTGAACCAGAAAACATTAAACGCCATTTTAGTGAACCATGATAAATGGGTCTGCGATCCAACAACAGGAGCCAAAGCCAACCTGGCCGGGGCCGACCTGCACGAAGCCGACCTGCACAAAGCCGACCTGCTCGACGCCGACCTGCACGAAGCCGACCTGCGCGACGCCGACCTGCGCGACGCCGACCTACGTTGCGCCAACCTGCGCGGGGCCAACCTGCACGCGGCCAACCTGCACACAGCCGACCTGAACGCCGCCGACCTGCGCGACGCCGACCTGCGCGGGGCCGACCTGCGCGGGGCCGACCTGAGCGGGGCCAACCTGAGCGGGGCCGACCTGCGCGGAACCAACCTGAACAGGGCCAACCTGAACAGGGCCGACCTGGACTTCTCTTGTTTACCACTCTGGTGCGGGGGGCTCAAATTCAAGCTCGACGAACGGCTGGCAAAACAGATCATGTACCATGCGCTGTCCTTGTGCCACGAACACGTAGTTCCAGACGCAGCCTTACGCGAGTGGGTGAACACGTTTCATCGCGTCGGTGAAGTACCAAAGCTATAAAAGTCGGACCCGGCAAAGTCCCGGGTAGGCAAAGTCCTCCGTCAACGCGGGGGCCGCCAGGATCACCGATGCAAACGGCCGGTGTGTCCCAAATTGGATGGTGTGCCGTATGCTTGGGCCCGGAGTTGGTTTCTCCCGGGCTGACCAAACACAACCAGGAGCGCCCGGGGACGTTGATCCCCGGGCCACCCTTTTCGTTGCCTGCTCTCGGCGAGGCCCCGGACCCGTGCTTGCCGTTCGATTCGGCGATTCGGTTGGACTACCCACGACACGCTCCGGGCGTACGGGTTCAATTCCCGTCAGGCAACCCTTTTCAACGCGCTTCGCGGCTCCGCAAGGAGCCGGGCCAAAGCCTCCGGGGATGCACCCCCAATGTGAAGACTCGATGTGCTGGTTGGCCTTTCAGGTCGCCAGCACAAGAAAGGATACCATGCAAATCGAATGGAACGGCGATATTGGAACATCTGATCTGTGCGACATCATCACAAAGCGGATGGTGTGGTGGATCAAGCTCGACAACGGGCAGGCGGCAAAAGTTGCGGACGTGACGGTAGTTATCAACCCGTTTCCTCTGCCTCATCAAACACATTACTGCAATAACGAGGTGACGCTGTCACGACCCGGATTGAAATACCCAGCCGAGGAAAAAGCCCATGCCGACGCGGTGTTTGCCGCTGGGCTTTGGTGTGGCGATATGATTGCGAAGGCCAATGCTTCGCTTCACCTTCCGACTGAAGCGCAGCGAAAGGAGGTAAGGTGAAAGCGATTGTTCGCTGTCTTGATCTCTTCTGCTGCGCTGGTGGCGCGGCGATGGGCCTGCACCGTGCCGGGTTCGACGTGACCGGCGTGGACATCAACCCACAACCGCGCTACCCGTTCCGGTTCATCCAGGGGGATGCACTCACGCAAGACCTGACCGGCTTTGACTTCGTGTGGGCATCGCCACCGTGCCAACACTACAGCGGCATGAGCTGGTGCCGTGATGGTCTGTGGGAAACCTACCCCGACCTGATCGGTCCAGTCCGCGACATGCTGGCGGCGTGGGGCGGGCCGTGGATCATCGAGAACGTCATGGGCGCACCGCTCCGCAATCCGGTTGTGCTGTGCGGCGCGATGTTCGGCCTCAAGACCTACCGACACCGGCAGTTTGAGAGCAACTTGCCGCTGACAGCGCCGCCGCATCCAGCGCACACGACGCCGACCAGCAAGGCGGGACACTGGCGACCGGGAACGCTCGTGAGCGTGGCCGGGAACTGCGCCCCGGTTGCGCTGGCACGCGAGGCGATGGGGATTGACTGGACGAACCGCCGCGAATTGGCGGAGGCCATCCCGCCGGCCTACAGTGAGTACCTTGGGCGACAGGTGATGGCGTGGATTGGTACAGCGAACACCAGAATAACCGATTCCGGCAAGGGCTGATCGGCAGGCCCGGACGGAGCGGGGGATTCTGCGGTGCGGGGCACAGATGATTTTCAAAAAGGTTTCACAGAAAGACATGCAATGAATGAGCTACTTGATGCGCCAGCCGGAAACCTTGTCGAGTTCATGCCGCGCAAGGCTCCGCAGCGTGTCCAGACATCGCCGGCCGAACGCGCCCTATTTTGAACCTGGCGATCGCCTCAAGCTGGTGGACGTCCGCTTTGACGACGGCGAAACGCACCCGGTGTTCTTCCTGCACCGGCTGAAAAAGATAGACGACGATGTGCCCTCCCCGCCTGTTGCGGGAAAGGGCGTGCACGCCCAGCCTCCGCACGGCGCGGAGGCAGGCAAAGAAGAAACCAAGAAGGAGACCATACCATGGCCAACCCCATCAAGATCGAAACCCAGCTTCTGATCGACGGCTCGCCGCTGAAGGAATTCAGTGACGACTCGCTCTTTTCGATCATTTCGGAACAGGAAGCGGCGATCAAGAAGTACGAGGCGATTGCGAATCGTCCCAAGGCCCTCGAGGCGAAGATCGCCGCGATCCAGGCCGGCATCGCCGCCCTGGTCGAAGCGATCGACACCCGCGGCCCCGGCGACAAGCCCGAGGCGTAAGCCCCGGGTTTCCACGGCGGGCCCTGCAGCTGTTTTAAGGCTGCAGGGCCTCTTTCGAATTCGGCACGTCCCTGCGCAGGGCATGCCGTTGCGTCCCGCCCTGTTGGCGGCAACGCGTTTGCAAACAAAAAACTGTCGGCTCGCGCAGCCGACAAAAATCAGGAGACCATACCTATGGCCATCACCATCAAGGCCGGTTGCGGCAACCAGATCGAGCGCCCGGCCGCTTCCATCCGTTCCACGGACGACATCGGGCCCGCGATCTTCGCGGCGCTCGGCGCGAGCTCCGACAACTCGGAGCTCATCGTCAACGGGCAGCCCTATGAAGGGCCGCTCAGCGACGGCGACGTCGTGCTCATTCGCCAGCGCGCGAACAGTAAAGGCGTAAGTCTTTGCTAATCAAAGGGTTATGTTTGGATAAATTATCCAACTTAACCCCTTTGACAGAGTAGCTTATGGCTACCCAGCCCGGTGAAAAGCCGGGCAACCCCTTTTCCATCGTGTCCCTAAACCCGTTTCAAAAAACCAACCCAGGAGAACATCCATAATGCGAACCAGACTGATCATGACGCCCGAAGGGGCGATCTACAAGGAATCGTACAGCAGTGTCCGGGTCGACCTTGACCTGCACGACTTCTTCAAGCGCCAGGCCGAAGCCGAGCTGCACTTCGTAACCCCGTCGCTGGGCGCCTTTGGCGACCCCGCCGACCCTATCGTCGCGGACCTGCGCTTCGTCATGCGCCCCGAAGGCGCGCCCTGGCAGACTGCGGCCATCCGCATCCCGCGGCTCAACTTCCACACGGTGTGGGAGGCGCAAGACGATCTGTTGCTACCGACGTTCGCCCAGAACGGCGTGCTGATCGACCCGGAAACTGCGCGCACCTTGCGCTGCGACATCCCGGAGTTCATGGAACTCTGGTGGCTCATCGACGTGCCCCGGGACCCCTCGCAGCGCGGCTACGGCGAGACCACGATGTTCGGCATCCTGGACTGCCCGGCTGAGATTCGTCTGGAGAACCCGGAGCTTCCGCCGCGCCGCACCGTCGTACTGCCGTTGCCCAATACCTACAGCAACGCCAAGATCTGTACGGGTGATCTGAGTACCGGCGGACCCGCACACGTGTCGCTGCCCGCCAAGGTGACCTGGCTCTACGACCGCTGGGTCCACGCACCGTGGAACCGCGATCTGTTTGACTCCATGGAAACGCGGTTCCACGCGTTGTTCAAATGGAACGTTGAAGGCCAGTTCACTCCGGCAAACCATCAAAGCTGGTGGGAGCACTGCAGAGCCGCCGACCTGGACCACCACGAAGGCGCCAAGCTGTTCGCCGCCAAGCGGATTGAAGAGAGGAACGCATGATGAACCTGCACGAACTTATCCAGACCGCCCCGGAGCTCGGCCTGCCGGATATTGGGGAGAACGAACGCTCGATGTTGACACCGCTGGTGCACCACGGCAAGGCGGCATGCTCTCACCTTGACGCCGCGGCGCTGACACGCTGGATGATCCCCGTCCTGCTGCCTGGCTTGACGGCCGAGCATGACAGGGGGGCCGCCACGGCGGAGCGCCTGACGCCTGCCGTAACGGCGCTCCTGCGAGCCGAAGCCCGCTGTGAGAACAACCTTAAACTCCTGGAGAACATCTGACATGGAAACGCTTGCAATCATTGGTTGCGGGGGATCGGGGGGCTGGGTAGTCCAGCTCCTCGCCAAATCCCCGCGAGCCGACCTGAACATCGTCCTCGTGGACGGCGACAAGTGGGAACGCCGGAACATGGACCGCTGCCTGATGTCCTGCCGGGACGTTGGCCGGCCCAAGGCGATAACCGCCTTTGACCTGCTGACCAAGGCGGGCTGGGCGAACGTCGAGCCCGTGCCGCGCTACCTGGCGCCGGGCACCGACGACTGGACGAGGATGCTGGAGCTTCCCGACCCGTTGCGAATCCTGGTTTGCGTGGATAACCATCCGGCCAGGGTAACCTGCCTCAGGCTCGCCGATGCACGGCACGCCGCCAAGCGCCCCACGGTCGTCGTCCTGACGGGCAACGAATACGTGACGGCCGGCGTCGACGTTTACCTGCCGCGATGGATCAACGGCCCCCTGGACCCCCGCGTCCGGTACCCCGAGATCCTGAAGTCCGTGGAAGGCGACCCCCTGCGGCCGCCCTGCACCGGGGAAGCCCTGGCATCCAGCCCGCAGCTGGCGCTCTACAACTCCCTCTCCGGCATCTCGGGCCTCTGGCTCATGGATGTTTGGGCGCAGGAGGAACCGAAGTTTCGCGGGGACGAACTCCACGAGACTATTCTGAACAAGCTGCCGGTCAGCGTCCAATGGACGGCGACCGGGCAGAAAACACTCAGCTACAACGAGGTGTGCAATGCCGATTACGATACCTAGCCTGGAGGAATTCCAGGAGACGACGAAAGAGAAACTGGCGCTCCTGTTAGCCCAACCCGGCTTCAGGTTTCTGCTGGAGCAAAACGCCCTGAGGCCCTTGCTGTGCAAGGCCCGGCTCGGCGTGTCCTGGAAGCCGGAGTTCGAGCTGGCGCCTGCCGACCTGCCGAGCGGACTTAACTTGACGGCCTTCATACCGGCGCTGGTGGCGGCCTACTATCCGCTGTACGTCCGCCACCTGGAGACCAATCAGGTCGACAACTGGAAATCCGGTGCCTGGAACTGGCTTCGGCAGAAGTTGTACAACACCGCCTGCAACAACGACAGCCATTGGTGCAGGGGGGTGGCCTGGACGCCGAACGGACAGACGGAGCGCACTCCCCCGCCCTCGGAGCCTGCCCGGCCAACGACCGTGGAACTTGAAGTCGAAGTGCAGACCGACGCCTGGCGGCGTATGTACGAGGAGTTCGACGAGCGCCGTTGCGGCGACATCGAACTCGACCGCGAAGCCATTGCGCAGCTCCTGCTGGACGGCGACGAAGACGGAGTGCTGGAAATGATCAACGACGCCATCGAGGAAAACTACCTGGCCTGGGACTCCGACCCCGTGGACGATTCGGAACGCAACTACGAGGAAACCGATTATGGCGCCGGCGACGGAGGGTGGGAGTTGACACGCCCCAGTCGCGCCGGAATCTTGATCTCGCGCCTGCGCGAGGAGCTGGCCGACGACATCGAACGGCTCCGGGCCGAGCGCGACGCCGAGAACGACGAAGAGGACGAAGAGGAAGAACCCGAGGAGATTCAAATATGACAACCGCACTGCTGGAGGCCCCCGAACAGGAGGCCCCCGAACAAGAGATCCTCGAGCAGGAGGCGCCGGCGGTCCGGCCCGACTTCTCGCAGCTCTCGACGTCCTACGGCAAGGTCCTGGCTCCCCAGGACCTCGAGCTGTGGTCGGGGCCCATCGCCCTGGACCTGCAGGTCGCCGACAAACCGGTGCTTCGCTGGAAGGGCGCGCCCCTGCCGGCCGAGATCTGGTCGCAGCTCGCCGGGTTCTTCCGGCACGCCAACGAAACCTGGCGTTCGGAAGCCCAGGCCCGGCTGTTCTACAGAGCCGAGACCCGGGAGTGGCGTGTCGTCGTGGTACCCCAGACCGTGAACACCGGAATGTTCTCGGGCGAGATCAAGCCGGTCTCGCTGACCGTCGAGCAGGAGGAGCTGCGCACGCAGGTGTTCAACGCTGTCGAAGGCTTCGAACCTTGCGGCACCGCACACTCGCACTGCGATTGCTCGGCGTTCCAGTCCGGCACTGACCATAAGGACGAGCTGACCCAGACGGGATTGCACATCACGTTCGGGAGAGTGTCGTCGGACAACATGCACATCCACGGACGGGTTTCGTTCCGCGGCGTGCTGTACAACCTGGATTGGAACGACTGGTTCCCCGGCTGGTCCACCGACCTCGACGCCCGGGATTCGGAGTTCACTTACATAGTGCCCCCCGAAACCAAGCTCGAGTTCCCCCAGGACTGGCTGAAATGCTGCTTCCCGCCCCCCCCGCCCAAGGTCTATACCCACCCGGCGTACAAGGGCCCGACGGGATACGGCTTCGCCTACCGCAACCAGGGCGCCGAGCAGCGGCCCTTGTGGACGAACATCAATCACAAGCCGTTTCCCACTGCCGTCTGGAGCGCCCGGCTGAAATGCTGGGTGCATTCGCCGTCCAGCCAGGAGTTCGACAAGCGGTTTCCGAACGCCGCTGTCATCGGCGACGAGCCGCTGACGGACAACAACGACGCCGAAGCGGACGCCGAACTCGAGAACCGCGAGGTCTTCGGGATCGACGCCGCGGGCCGGCCGCTGACCTACGACGAGGTCGACGACGAAGTCGAGGGCGCCTTGGCCTACCTGCTGCGGCACACCCATTCGGGCGTGCTCAGCGACGAGGTTTATGCCGCCGTCGACGCCATGCGCACCCAGGACGGTGCGAACTTCGAGGTCGAGCGCATGGACGAACTGGTCCGCGACATCACGGACTGCTTTGCCGAAGGCATGGAGTGCCTGCAGGAACTCGTGGGATTCCACGGCTTCTCGCCGGAGCGCATCGCGGCGGCCGTGGAGGAAGTCCTGACGGACGACTACAAGGCCCCGAAGGCCGACAAGAAAAAGAAGAAAGCGCCGGTCACCCCCGAGCCGGCCTCCGCCGTTTTCGAAGATGAAATCTTCGGCAACGGCTTCGGGAGCTACGACTGAACTGTAGATCCCAGGCGCCCTCCCTGAAAAAGGGGAGGGCGCCAACCCCTTTTAACAAAATGAACCCAAGCCCCCAAGCGACCCAGTCACGGAGAAAGAAGGAGACGATGAGACATATCGGAACTGTAATTACGGAACCGCGCTGGAAAGATCCCGGCACCTGCAAGGACTGCGTGTATCTCGGCGAGTTCGGCTTGTACGATTTGTACTGTTGCACAAGACCTGACCATCCGACGGTGATCGCGACCTGCGAAGCCGACGACGGAAACTACAAGAGTGGAATCATGATTGCCCCCTACGACCCCGAGCTGGGCGAGGCGCTGAAGCGCGCGACCGAAGCCGGCCTGTTGGCCGGGGTCATTGGCTAAAATCCCCCAGCGGCCAAGCGCCCCGGAGGCAAGGAGACGTTGAACAACCTAAAAACTGGGAGCAAGACATGAAAACAATCTCGCTCGAAGAAGCAAAGAAGCTGGCGACGCCGGGGAAACTAACCGCCGATTGTATGCGAGTCTACACGAACGACGGTGAGTTCTGGATCGCATCTACCGACACTCCCGGACCGGCAACCGACGAAGAAGCCATGGCAAACGCCGCCCTGCTCGCCCACTCGATGAATATCCGTGACGATCTGATCGAGGCGCTGAAGCGCATCATGAAGTGGGCGGACCCATACGCCCTTCCCGGATGCGAGACGAACTGCAAGGACACCGAGTTCGCTGAAGCCGTACTCCAAAGGGCACGGGAAGTGGAGATGCCATGAAAAAAGTATCGCCGCAAGCGCGCTATTCATGGGACGATCTGCGTCGCCAGATGATCAAATATCGCAAGATCTCGCACCAAACTCAGGAGCAGATGGCGCACCGGCTGGGGGTGGCCTTTTCGACGTACAGCGGGTGGGAGCGCCGAAAGCGGTTCCCGCAACAAAGGCACCTCGGGGCCATCGAAGACTTGATCGCCGGAAAGAAAAACCCATGAACCAAGAGAAACAAAGAATCGCGATCGCCGAGGCAGTAGGCGGCGTGTTCAAGCCGTGCACCTGCGGCTTCTGTGACGGCGATGCCCACCGCTGGCATTGGCCGGACGGCACGATCACCGACGACTGCCCTGGCTACCTGAACAGCCTCGATGCCATGCACGAGGCGGTCGAGACACTACGCTACAGAGACGGCTTCGAGTGGTTCGATTTCCAGAAGCATCTGCTGGACATCTGCGGGAGCGTAATGAACTGCATACAGGCTACTGCCGAACAGAGAGCAGAGGCCTTACTGAAGACACTGAGGCTATGGACGGAGGAAGCATGACCAAGAAACAAGGATTAGCCCTCCCCGCCGGAATTTATAAGATTTTCTGGAAGCGGGGAGGCTGGAGCTGGGGTGCGATTAGCGCCGTGCATGATCACATCCCGGAACCCGAGACCAAGCTGCGCGAGTGGCTGGAGAAAAGGTGCCCGACGAATTTCGATCGCGACATGCTGTGTTACAACTGGAGTTGCGCCATGCCGGCCTCTAAAATGTGGCGCAAAATCGCCAAGGTCGAGCGTGCCCCGCTGGTCCGGATGAAGGGAGAACGATGAAAATAGAACTGAAAGACGTGGATCGCTCCGAGCTCGGGGCGTTTCTACAGCAACTCTCCGCCAACCTGCAGGATATTGGTGCCACGACGGAGGACATCGAGAAAGCAGTCAACGAGGCGCTCTGGGCGTTCAGCGCAGGGCGCATCGAGCACGATTGCTACAAGACAGCCTGGCTGCGGGAGAGTTGAGTGGAGCCCGAATGATTTGGACCGGAGCACCTGGATAGGGCGGGCTGAACGCAGTCCGTCCGCGACGAGCACGCGTTTCTTGTAGTCGCGGAATCCGGTCCACCCCTTTAAGGAGAACAAACATGACTGAACTTTATCCGCCGCAAAAGGCGGCCGTTGAAAAGCTGGTCGAGGCGCTGCGCAGGCTGCGTGTCGCTGGCAACTGGAGCGTAACGGGTACCGGTAAGACGCTTGTCGGTCTGGTTACAGCCAAGGAACTCGGCCTGCAGCCCCTGGTCGTGGCGCCCCTGGCGGCGCACGGCACCTGGTCGGCCTGGTCCAGGGACCTCGGCATCCCCGTCGTGGGGATCGCCAACCCCGAGCGGCTCAAGACCGGCAAGCTGCCCTGGGTGACGTCCACCGGCAAGGGCAAGGCCATGCAGTTCAGGTGGAACCTGAAGACCGGAGGCAACGGGCACGTCGTTTTGTGGGACGAGATCCACCGAGGCATGCTCGGGCAGGACTCCCAGACCGGACGCATGGCCGCCATGCTCCGGCCCCAGGGCATCCCCGTTCTCCTGATGAGCGCCACACCCTTCACGTCCCCGCTGGACATGAGAAACAGCGGCTATTTGCTGGGTCTGCACAAATACGCTTCGGCGGACTACTGGCGGTTCTGCCGGGCGCACGGCTGCCGCAATAGCCCCTTCCACCGGGGACTCGACTTCAACCCCGAATCCCGATTGGCCAAGGTCCATCTCTCCCGCATCCGGGAGTTCCTGGACGACCGCACCGTGCGGTTGACCGTGGAGGACCTGAAGGAATTCTTCCCCGAGCAGATCGTGGAGCCTACGCTGATCAGCCTGCAGGACAGGGAGACCCGGGAGATCGACGAGCTGTATGCCGAGATGTCCAAGGAGGTCAGGGAGACCAAGAACCCCAATCCCCTTGTGGAAATGCTCCGGGCCCGGCAAAGGGCGGAGTACCTTTCCGCCCCTGCGATTGCCGACATGGTGGTCGACTCGCTGGCGGAGGGCAACTCGGTGTTCGTGGCGTGTTCGTTCAAAGATACTCTGGCGCGCATCCGGCTCGAGCTACTCAGGCAGGGTGTACTCGGCATCAGTGTTCTCACGGGAGACTCATCCCCGGCCGAGCGCGAAGCCGCGGTCAAGCTGTTCCAGCTGGACAAGCACCAGGTGTTCCTGGCGACCATGGGCGCCGGCGGCCTGTCGATCTCGCTGCATCGTACGCGGGAGGAACAAAGGCCGAGGACGTCCATTGTGCGGCCGACCTACAAAGCGGACGAATTGATCCAATGTCTGGGCCGCATCTACCGGGCCGGCGGACTGGGCAGCGTAGTTCAACGCATCGTTTTGGTTGCCGGGACCGTGGAGGAACGGGTATATCGCAGGCTGCAATTCAAGATAAACAACATCGCCACCCTTACGGATGACGATTTGGCGTAAAAGGAGAAGCGTGAAGGACATCATATACATAGCCGCCATCGCCGTGCTGATCCTGCTGTCCGGAGAACGACAGCAGGACCTCAAGCGCCGCCTGGCGGACGAGCAACAGTTCTCCGAGGCGTTGGCCACGGAGATCAACCTCAAACTGGAAAGGATCATACCCAATGGGAAGCAATAAAAATCCCGAATTCAAGGGCAGGGACCCTGTCCTGAATAAGATCATGAAGGTCGTCAACGACGCCTACCCCGACGGGATGGTGTCTTTGTACTGGAACAACGCCAAGAGCGAGTCCGTGGACTCCCAGTCCGGCGACACGTTGGCGCTGTTCATCGCCCGCGAAGTGGGCGAGTGCTGCGGCGGGCTCGACTACAGGGAGGGGCTCTACGAGGCCATTCGCGTCGTCGGCGACGCGGCGGCCGAGCTCGACCGCGTCGTCACCGCGTTGGAACATGAGGCGGATCACAATGGTTGACTTCGTACGGCAGAAACCACTGGGCCAGGTGCCCATGACCATGGCGCAAGCCAAAGAATGGATGGAGAACTTCCTGCCCCGCTTCAAGGAAGGCGGGGTTTGGGGGATCCCTCGGGCAGGTTCAATCTATCGCATCGAGGGCAGCCGCAAGACGGTTGTACGGATCGAGGGCGAAGGGGATAAAGCAACGGAAGAAGTGCTGGCCGCCATCGGCTGGACAATAGAGGAGAAAGAAAATGAGTGATTACAGATGGGCCTTGAGCCCAAGCAAACTGGCTACCAGCAAAAATTCGTGCCCCTGTTTCAAGGAGTCCGAGTCCTGGGGAGCCGAGTACAAAAACGCGGGCACAAACCTGCACGAGTATTCGGCGGACCGCGCTAAGCCGCTGGACGACTTGAGCCCCGACGCCCAAGCCCTGGTACAATTCTGCCGCGACTTCGAAGACACCACTCGAGCCGCTGTAGACATCCAGTTTGAGAAGCACGAGTTCAAAATTCCGGCCACGGACAGACACCCCCGCGGAACTGCGGACTGGGTGTTCGTAACGCGGGACGGGGCGTGCTATGTAATAGATTGGAAGTATGGCCAGCAACCCGTACCCGCCGAGGACAACGAGCAGCTGAGGTGCTACGCCCTCATGGTGTATTTGGAATACGGGCGTCTGCGCGGCGACCTGCCAGCCCTGCCGGAAATCAAATCCATTACGGTTGGCATTGTGCAGCCGGCCCTGGGTTCCTCTGAACTCGTGGAGCTGCCGCTGTCCGAGCTGCCGATCATCGAGGCCGAGATTCGCGAGATCAACGACCGCGTGGTCAACCCCGTGAAGCTGCCGGACGCCTCGAACCCCGACGTTTGTCGGCGGTGTGAGTACCTGCACCAGTGTCCCGCAGTGACCAAGGGGGTGGCTTTGGCGACGCACGCCTTCGGGCTGCCGATGCCGGAGAACTTCGATCCCGGGTCCCTGGTGTCGGACAGAGACAGGATTATTGCGCAGGACCTCGGAGCGATCCTCTCGGCCTGGGCCGACCAGGTGAAGGAGCGAAACAAAGAGTACGCCATTCAAAACGGAGGCACCATTGGTGGAGTGTACAACATAACCACCCGGTCAAATGGCATGGAGATCCAGGACCTGCGCGGATTCGCGGACGCTCTCGTCGAAGAGGGTGTACTGGAGAACCCGGACCAGCTGCTGGACTTCGTGGCGCTGCGTAAGACCGCGCTGATCGAGGGCCTGTCCGGTCCGGACCGGGATGTCGCGCCGATCGTGAAGAAGCTGGAAGAGCGCCTCGGTGTTCCCCGGCCTCCCGTGAGCGTCTTCAGGCGCGGGGGCAAGAAGCAGGTCAGGGCGGCGGAAGAGCTGCTGGATATTCCAATGCTGGAAAATCCATTCAAAAAGAAACACTCGGACGAATAGTCCGGCAACGACCGGCCCCGTTCTCCGACAAGGAGGGCGGGGCCTCGTCCATTTTTACAAGGAGAGACAGAAATGAAATGCAAACTATTGAATGGCGAGCAACGCCATCGTGAATGCCCGGATACGTTCTGGATACCGTCGCGCAAATTGAGGACGTCCCTGCGGGCCGGAGACCACGCAAAATGCGTGTTCGACGACAAGGAGCGGATGTGGGTGCTGATCAAGCGCGTCGTTCGCAAGAACGGTCGCGTACGCTATCACGGCGAACTGGACAACTGTCCGGTCGTCGTGGATATGCAGGTCATGGACAAGGTCTCGTTCGGCCCGGAGAACGTGATCCAGTATATACGGAGGAAGAAAAAGTGAGCGACAAGAAATCCAAGGCCGCGTGGGACGACGAGCCCACGCCGCTGTGCGAAAAAGAGCGATGGCAGCCGGATGACGACAAGGCCAGGAGCGCAAAAGACGGCTGTATTGAAGTGGTCGACTTCGATGTCGCCCGCGACCTGGAGCGCAGGCTCCGGCACGCGCTGAAGCTGGCAAACTCGCTGCGCATCGACGTCATGCACGTCGACGGCAAGCGAGAACAGCTGGATCCGGAGCTCGTCGAACAGCGGCTGTCCGCCGTCGAGGAGGTCTTGACGCTATGAGCCTCGACAAGGCCATCAAGCACGGCAAGGAGAAGCGCAAGCCCTACCGCGGCGCCAAGGCCGTGGACAAAAGCTGCCGAAACCACGGGGACTGCCCCTGGTGCAGGAAGAAGATCAAACACAAATGGGAGCGCCAAGCTCCCTTGGAGGACGAATGAAAATCTACACCCACGAAGAGCGTTGCGCCCTGATCGACCGCGTAGCTACCTGGTGCTTCGACAGCACCGAGAGCTGGGAGCCGGACAACATCGGAACCGGGCTGGCCTATCTGTTCTGGGCGATCGCCAGCCCGGGCCGGGTCGTCCCGTTCGACGCCACGCTGGAGAACAGCGGGGGAACCTATGACGAGCTGATCCGGATACTGAAGGACAACCCCAACGGGCTCTTCGAAGAGCTCGTGGAAGGAGGATTCATCATCGTTTGAAAACAAGATACACCGTGATCCTGGCGTACCCCGAAGATGGCTATGACGGACTCGAGACCTACATGACGTGGGTGAAAGCGGACTCGCCGGCCGATGCGATCAAGCACGCCCGGAAACGCTGCATCGAGGATGCCAAGTGCGGCGAGTGGGGCGACCCGCCCGGATCCGATCTGGAAGCAATCGCCGTCTTCAAAGGATGGCTGGAGGACTTGAACCCATGAGCAAGCCAAAAAAGAAATGGAGTCGCGTAGCTGACTATAGGATCCGTCACATCTGGCGCTGTCCTGACTGCAAGGAAGAGGCTACTGTCGGCCCTGAGTTCTATAACGAAAGCGGCACCCCGGTGTGTGGAAACTGCGACACGGATATGGAATACCTACGCACCGAAGTACGTGAGAAATAAGCCGCAAGGCGAAGGAGAAACCACCTGAAACCAAACAAAAAATGTCTATAACAAGAAGGAGACTAGCGATGGAACAAAAACCAATTAGTAGAGCTCGCATTAAACAACTACTCAAAGAAGATCCGAGGGTAAAAACAGTATCTAAACCGGCGATTGACTGGATCATTGCAGTGGCCGAGTGTGCAGCAAAAAGCCTCGCCGCACAGGGCGGGTTAACCCCGTCCGGCCAGCTACGCGCCCCGCGCATGGATCCCGGGCTTATGGCCAGGCACATCACAAAGCCTCAGGACCAGGCTGCCGCAGCTGGCGTCGAACTAGCACAAGACCCGGGGGCCCCGGCGTGGGGCCCCCGGGAAGATTGGCAACTGGCCGTACGCTCCGGCGCAACGAGGCTGAAATTCGAGGAATGGAAGGAGAAACAGAAATGAGTAAAGAACAAGACGGCGGGCCGGCGTCGGCAACGGACAAGGATAAGCTGGAGCGTTTGCTCTATATCGCCCAGGCGGCGGAAGGAGCGCTGGCTTCCTACGTCGACCGAGACGATCCAACCAAAGCGCTGGGAGCAAGAGCCATCTTACAGGCCTTAAACAAGACCATTGAGGAAGTGTCGGAATGAGTCAAAACGGAATAGCCAAAACGGCGAAAAACCTGCGGAAGAACAGGAGGACGAAGATGGCGAAGAAGAGAACCGATAAACAACGAGCTACGGCCACGGAGAAAACGCCTCGGCGATTTGACCGCGTGGCGGCGGACATATTCAGGCTAGCGGATGAGGCGGTGCAACTCGCGCAGGCCTATGCCGGCAATGACTCGGAAACTGCGACGGCACTGGAACAGCGGCTTGAAGATCTTGGCATCGAGGCCGCCAAGGCGCGGGCCGCACGTAAAAAGCCGTTCGTCCTTGTCACGGTCTCCGGAGGGGTAGCCAGCGTCTGGTGCCCCAAAGGAGTCGAGTACGACATCATCGACTGGGACAACTACGAACAGGACCTTCCGACCCGATACGACCTGGACCAGATGCGCGAGATCGCCGGGCGCCTGCAGAGCAGGGCGGTGAAAAAGTTCCTGCTTGGGCAGATCCAGGAGCTCGAAGACAGGGGCGTGGCCGATGAAGACTGATCTCCAGCAAATGACAGAAGTCGAGATGGCGGACAAAGCCGAAAGGCGGCGTCCGCCGCTGGTTGATCTGGGCTGGGCGAACGGATGGAGAAAAACACCTCCGCTTGTCCGGGACTGCAAGCACAAGCAGGCCGACTTATCGCTGGGACCCTGTGTTCATCAGGTGACCTGCGTCGAGTGCGGGTTCACATACAAATACGACAGTGGGGATTGCGGATCATGAGCACAGACCAAGACAGAGTCAAGTCGCAGGCGGCGTCTATCGCCGCCGGCATCTTGGAGCAACAAACCAAATGGCAAGAGGCCCAGGACCTGGACAACCCGGTGGAGTACGACGGCGAGCAACTGACGTACGACGACATCGTGGACCGCATCCACCAGGAGCCGCTGTCCGTCGGCGTCCGAAGCGGGTGGTATCAGCCGGGCCGGGAGACGCCGGCTCCGGAAGAATACAGCATTCTCCTGGGCACCGGAGGCCCGGCGTTTCGCATCGTCGGAAGGCTCGATGAACACCTGGAACCCGAGACCGCCGTGCTGGAATTCCAGGATTGGTTCACGCCGTGGGAACCGTATGTCCCGGCCAGCCAAGCGGAAGAGGAGGCCCTGCTGTGGTATGCCGGGTTGTTTTACTTCGGGGATTGACCGCTTCCCCGGGTTATGTGTATACTATGAATCTTTGGAAGGAGGTGCAACCGCGGCAGAACGCAGACTGGCACCCTAATGCAATACTGAAAACCAAGAATCATTGGAATCCAAAGAAACACAGAAGCCATAAAAACATAACAAAAAGGAAAACATAATGGCACCCAAAAACAAACCCGCCGAAGAACCCGCCGACATGGACCTCACCGAGGGCGTGCCGGAGGAGCTCGGAGGTCAGGGGGAAGCCGACAACAACTATGTCCCGGCGACCCGGCAGAGCATGGGGATGATGAATCCCGCCGACGCCGTGGTGCTGGACATGGACGGGGTCCGACCTCCCTTCCTCTCGCTGGTGCACGGCACATCGCAGAAGCTGGTCGAGAAATTCAATGCAGGCGACCTCGTTCTCAAGAACGACTACTGCGTCTGCAAGAAGGGCGACCGGGTGCAGGCCATCCTGCTCGCCATCGACCAGTACACCAAGCAGCGCCTGACCAAGGAGGAATGGGACGCGGGCGCCAGGCCGCGCACGTTCAAGAACAAGCAGGAGGCCGCCGAGGCCGGGTTCCAGACGGAATGGATCGACGGAGTCGGTCCGAATGTCGGGCCCGCCATGGACATCGTGCTGCTGCTGCGCCGCAATGAGGGGGTCTCCGACGCCCTGTTCGGCGTGGATCTCGGCATCGAGGATGGCGGCAAGCCCACGGAATGGGGCTTTGCCCTGCTCTCGTTGGACAAGACGGGCTACAAGGCGTTCATCAACGACATCGGCATCACGGTGAACAACAAGCTCAAGAGCACGGGGTTGTACTCCGGGCTCTGGGAGCTGAACACTGAGCTGTCCGCCGCGTCGAAGAACTCCGCGAACCGTCCGTTCGTGATCCGCGCCCGGTTCAAGGGGGTGCTCGATCCGCACATCGTGGACAACATCAAGAGCGCCATGAGCGTCCCGGTGTCCGTGAGCGACGACGCCAACGAGCTCCCGTAACCGCGACCGCCACTGAATAAGTGAACATCCCCGTCTCTGCGAAAGCAGGGGCGGGGATTTTTTTATTCAGCCTCTTGACAAGGGCGGAGGACTATGGTTTCATGGGCATCAGATGGACGCGGTCCATCAAGGAGAAGAGTGAATGCCACGCGATGGCGAAAGGGAACTGACGATGAAGATTGCTACGCTTCCACCCGACGATGCGAACACCTGGAGCATCGACTTCGAGTCTACGTACTCGAAAACAAACTCCCTCAAAATCAAACCTACCTGGGCCTACGTCTACGACCCCGAAACCGAGATCTACCTTTTGTCTGTAGCCGGCCCCGATAACTTCGTCTGGGTGGGGAGGCCCCAAGACTTCGACTGGGCCATGCTCGAGGGCAAAATCGTTCTCGCGCACAACATGGGATTTGACGGGCTCGTCCTGCGCCGCCTCGAAGAGGAGGGGGTCATCCCGAAGATCAACTATGCGGAGCTGCACTGCACGGCCGACATGGCGGCCTATTTCAAGCTGCCCCGCGCCCTCAAGGACATCGCGCGGTTCGTGTTCAAGATGCCCGACGTCGCCAAGAAGGGCCGCGAAGTCCGCGACCGGATGAAGGGGCTCCCCGTCGAAAGGATGATGGACGACCCCGAGATCCGCACCTATGCGGCCAACGACGCCATCCTTTGCCGCAAGCTGTGGATGGAGTGGAGCGAGAACTGGCCTGAGATCGAGCGCAAGGTGTCCCGGATCGCCCGGGAGGGCGGGTGGCGCGGCGTCAAGATCGACATGGACTACGTGGACGACTGTGTGGCGCGCCTCCACGAACGCATGTTCGCCGCCGCCAAGTCGATCCCGTGGGAGTGGGATCCGCAGAAGACCCCGCTAGCCCGCAAGAAGATGATCGAGCAGGCCCAGCAGGAAGTGGTCGAGGAGCGCGAGTTGACGGCCGAGGAATTTCAGGCTATAAACCAGCCCGATCCGTCCGACAGCGAGTCGGTCACGATGGCGCTGAACGAGCTGTGGTTCGGCGAAGACCCGAAGCGCGTGTTCCCTTGCCGGATCGACATTGACGAGGAGACTGGCGTCTGGATGCTGACGAAGTTCATGTGGTACCCGTCGAGCTTCGCCAAGGACGACGAGGACTGCGCCGAGTGGGAGGACGAATACGGCGACACCTACGGTTGGATCGGGGCCGTGCGCGACTGGCGGCGGTACAACATGCTGCTTAAAAAATTTCAGCATTTGCAGAAATACACCTCCGCCGACGGAAAGTATCGCGTCCAGCTGAAGTATTTCGGCGGACACACGGGGCGGTGGAGCGGAGCAGGTTTCTTCAATGTGCAGAACCTTCCGAAGTATGAGATGTTCTGCCTCCTGGACGAGAACAAAAAACCGATCAAGGGAACCGGGTTCGACCTGCGCCGCTGTCTCAAGGGGCCGTTCTACGTCACGGACTATAACCAGGTTGAGGCGCGCGGGCTGTTGGCGCTGGTCAAGGACGAGCGCATCTTGCCGAAGTTGCGCGAGGGCATGAGTGTCTACCAGGCCCACGCCGAGACCACGATGGGGCGGACTTGGGAAGATTTGAAGACGGAAGATGTCCCGCTTTACCAGCAGAAGAAGATGGAAGTTCTGTTGCTGGGGTTCGGCGGCGGTGCGGCCAGACTGGCCCGTGCGGCGTATCTCATGACGAAGGACGATCCCCGCCCCGAAGCCGTGATTCGCTGGACCGAGGCCGAAGCGCAGGTCGTGGTTGATGGGTTCCGGAATCATACGCGGGATTATATCTGTAGGCTCTGGAGCAAGCTGCAGCGCACGGCCGAAAAAGCGGCCTCGGCGCGCAAAGAACTGATGATTATTCGGCTCCCGTCCGGGCGGCCCATGTACTATTGGAACGTCCGCAAGAGGACGGTCAAGGTCATCCGAAAGACGGACGAAGGGGACAAGCTGGTCGAGCGCACGGAGATTTTCTCGCAGAACGCCAAAGGCGACCCCTCGTCCTACCGGAAGCTGTACGGCGGATTGCTCACGGAAAATGTGGTCCAGGCCATGTGCCGCGACGTGCTCCGCGACGGCTGGGTAGCCCTGCACGAGGCCGGATACGACGTGGCGTTCACCGCGCACGACGAGTACGTTGTCGAGCTGAAGCCAGGGCAGACGGGCGAAGACGTCGACAAGCTGCTGCTTGAGACGGGGAACAATTCCTGGGCGGCGTTCATCCCGCTGGGGCTGGACGGGCACCTGGTAGACTTCTACACCAAATAATCTCGGACTCAAGGGAACTGATGATGAGAGCTATTCCGAACACAAGGGCGAGCGCCACGTTCGCCATACCGAAACCGTGGGACCAATGGGCCGAGTACCCCATCCCCGCCGAAATTACGGACAAGGCCAAGATGGAGGCGTGGCGCACGTCGGCGACGACGAAGCATGCCTTCATCTCCGGCGTCGTTGGACTGGACCCCAAGCGCAGGGTCACCGACAAGGGCGCGCGCAACGACGAGGACAATCCCCCGGCCTCGATGTCGGCCTACATCGCGGACTGCGACGCCGCGATCTCCGACGAGCGGCTGGAGGTCTGCCTGGCCGACGCGCCCTCGCCCTACGTGCCGACCTACACGGTCAAGTCGTTCTCGCAGGAGGGCGACAGCGGCAGGTTCAAGCGCCGTCTGGTGTGGGTCTTCGAGCGGCCGATCCGTCTGATCGGGGCCCAGCACGCCAAGCAGTTCTACAAGGTGCTCGCCAACCGCCTGATGCCCAGCAAATGGATCGGGGGCTACGACGAGTCCGGCCACAAGCACACCATGTACTTCGAGATAGGCCGGGACTGGAAGCCTACGGGCGCGGACCCTATACCTTATAATATCCTACTGGGCTGGGCCGCCGAGGCCGCCCGGGATCTGCGCATTTCTGATTTCAAGGACCGCCCTGCTCCCAACATCGAGGACATAGCCGCCGCAGTCGCCGAACAGTTCCCCGGCCGCTGGGAAGGCAACTTCGCTGAAGGGAGCCAGGGGGTCCGCTTCTGGGATCCGTCCGCGGACAATCCGCGCGGGTGCATCGTGGGAACCCATGGCATGATCTGCTTCACGGGCCCCAAGCCCTTCGTGTCCTGGGAGGACATCTTCGGGGTGCAGTTCGTCGACGAGCTGCGCGGCGACAGCTGGGGCAAGTTCATGGACTCCGTGTTCTTCACGCCGGATCCAGCCAAGTTCTGGCGATTCAGCGAAGTCACCGGGCGCTGGAGGTCGAGCACCATCGAGGAGCTCCGGCGCACCCTGCGGGTCGAAGGCATCTCGGCGAAGCGGGTCAACGGCTCCAGCGAGATGGATAAGCTCGAGGAGGCCATCATCAAGAGTAACGAAGTCGTGGCGGCGCTGCCATTCATCCACCGGGACAGCGGGGTGATCTACTACAATGGCGAGCGCCACCTCAACACGGCGACCTACCACGTCATGCCCCCGGCCCCCGAGATCGACGACGCCACGCCCTACGAGCTCGACCTGTGGGGGCCCAAGTATTTCCCGTGGGTCCGTCTGTTCTACAAGCAATGGTTCGTGCCGCCCCGCCGCCGCCCGTTCTGGGTGCCCGAGGAGGTCGAGCTCGCCGACGTCCCGATGATTCTGAACCTGGCGTGGGTGTCGCGCGTGTACCAGGGAGCCTGGCGAAAGAACCCCCCGAAGCGGCAGGCTCTCATCATCGCCGGACCCCCGGGCGTCGGCAAGACCTTCTACGTCCGGGGCATCCTGGGCGCCCTGCTGGGCGGCGTCGCCGACGGCACCCCCATGATGGTCGAGGGCAAGGACTTCACCTCGGTCGTCGCCGAGAAGCCAATCAATTTCATCGACGACGCCACGCCGGCGACGAGCCCGGAGTTCCACCGGCGGTTCACGTCGCTGATGAAGAAGATGGCGGCCAACAAGTCGATGCACTATAACAAGAAGTACGGCGCCAACGGGGAGGTCGAGTGGGCCGGGAGCACGATCCTTGCGCTCAACGTGGACCCCGAGAGCCAGCGCAGCCTGCCGTCGCTGGACCAGTCGAACCTCGACAAGACCTCGATGTATCAGGTCCAGGCCGGGATCCACCTGCCTGGCGAGGATGAACAGAGCGCCATCCTGGCCAAGGAGCTGCCCTTTTTCGCCCGGTTCCTGCTGCACTGGACCCCTCCCGACTGGGTTTGGGCGCCGGAGTCCTACCGGGGACGCTACGGCATACGGGCCTACCACCACGAGGACCTTCGCGAGGCCGCGTCGTCGTCCGGCGTGCCCCACACGCTGCTCGACGTGCTCTGCGACCTGATCGAGGAGTGGCGCGATTCCCCCGACGCCGTGTCGGCCACGCTCTCCGGCGTCCGGGAAATGCCCGCCCAGGAGGGCGGCAGGGCCTGGGTGTGGGAGGGACGCTCGTCAAGGCTGTACCGCGAGCTCGCCGTCTTCGCGCCCCAGATCATCGCGCGCCTCAGCAACACGCAGTTCACCGGAGCCCTGGCGACCCTGGCGTCCCGCGGCTTCGGCATCGAGAAGCTGCCCAACGGCAAATGGAAGGTCGTCTTCGACGACGCCATGCTTAGCCCCTTCGATCCCACCGTGAACACCGAATACCAGAGCTAGGAGAACGACCATGAAACTGATCAGCACAGACGAAGTCATCGAAAAAGCAAACGTGAAGTACGCCCAGGCCAAGATGGACAAGGGCGTGGACCTGCGCTACGCGGCGCCGGAAGCCATGCCAAGAATCCAAAGCGACCAGGTGAAGGCCGTAGCTGAAGCCCTGGTCGAAGAAGTCAACACGCGCCTGGCGGCGCTGTCGGGATGGGAAGCCTGATGCCCCGCCCCCTGGATTTCGACGCCCGGCTGTCCTCCAAGGTCTGGCTGCTGCTGAAGCCCCTGAAGAACGGCGACCTGCGCCCCGTGGCGGCCTCGCTGTCGAGGGCCGAGGACGCCGCGCTGGCCGACCTCCGGCTCGCCGGGGTCGACATCCCGGAGTTCCTCGTGACGGCCAGGGTCCCGGCCCGCACCCTGGTTGACTTGAACCCCGACATCCCTGTATATGTGGGCAAGGAGAACGAGAATGAGTGAGAACGCCCCCGTCCGCAAAAGCCGCATCGACGACCTGATGTCGATGTGCCCCGACGTCAAGGACGTCAACGAGCTCATGGACATCATGGTCGCCGCCAAGGAAGCCTACATCAACGGCAAGGCGGCCGGCCCAAAGGAACTGTCCACCCTGTTTCCGAAGCTGCCCTACGAGGTCTGCCAGAAGATGGTGTCGGTCTACGGCTGGAGGTCCACGCGGATCGAGCGGCTCGAGGATCTGCAGGTCGCCGCCGCCGTCGACTTCGCCGATTATGTCCGGGACGCCCGGCGGAAAGTAGCCAAGGACCTGGTGGATCAGTTGAGCCCTGTGGTCAAACTGTTGTCCGACGAGATCGGCAACAGCCTGGGCGACGCCGACTCGAAGTACCGCACCATGGACGCGCGCCGCCTCGCGGAGGCCGTGGCGCAGATCGCCGACAAGCTGATGAAGGCCGCCGGCATCGACGGCACGGTGCCCGCGCTGCCGGAGTCCGCGCTGCCTGACGGCAAGTCCAGGGGCAAACAGCCCTGGATGACGATCAACGCGGCCGGCCCCGTGACCATCGCCCAGGGCGACGACAAGAAAGATTTGTCCCGGCAAGGTGCCGGGGACGAAAACCAACAGGAGAACGACGATGAATGACGATGATACCCAGACCGCCGCGGCCCCCAAGACCCGCAAGCCCAAGACCGAGCTGCCCTACGTTGTGGGCCAGTGGCTGCCCGACGGCAAGTTCAAGCCCTGCGACGTGCAGCCCGCACAGTCCATCACGCAGTTCGACGAGATCGTGCGCTGGGCCGTGGAGACCCTCAAGGGCCAGCCGGACCAGTACAACTTCGTGCGGCGCGATCCGCGCACGCTCCAGATCGTCGAGCAGCTCACCATCAAGGGCACGCTGGTCTGATGCCAAAAGGATGCCCGGGCCAGTAAGGCCCGGGCGCCCGCGTCAAGGAGAACTGAAGTGAACGTGCAAGATGCAGACCGCCGCATGGCCCGGGTGGCGGAACATTACGGCCTGGAGTGGGTCAACGTCGTAAATTCCGAGAACCCCTGCGGAGAGATCGGCCACTTCCTCCGCAAGGACGGCGTCCGGTCGAACGACATCTGCCTGCTGGACCTCCAATTCACCGACGCCGTGAAGGCGATGTTGAAGGCGGAGCTCTCGAAGCTGCTGGACTACGAGGCCGAAGGGAGCGGGATATGAGCGACGAACCCCAACAGCTCCTGGGACCCCTGTCCCAAAGCATCCTGCGCGACTTCTGGAAAGACCGCGCGGGGAACTGGTCGATGGAGAACATCCAGAAGTTCATCGTCGGCATGTCCAAGCCGCCCTGGTGGAGATGGATCGCCCGGTGGAAGTGGCGCAAGCTGGCTCGGAACATGGCGAAGCCGCAGCCGGCGCTGGCGGGGTGGAAGGTTATCGACTGCCGCAACGCGCCAGGGCACTTGTCCGACGTCATGTTCGAGCCGGAGTCCTTCGTTCTCCACGACCCGATGCCGGCTCGCTACAACACGCTGGAGGACGCAACGGCCGGCATGAAGGAGGGGACGCGGAAGCGCGCGATCCGGCCGCTCGAGAAGATCGGCGACCGGGTTGTCCAGCGGCAGGAGTACCGCGACGCTCCGATCGGCGTCGGGGTCGTGATGTGCAAGGACTCGTACCAGATCGCGTACGAGACCGAGCCCCCAAGCAACCAAGAGACGGAGGAGACCAAGTGAATTACGACCTAATCTACGGGCTTGCGATGTTGTTGATGGGGCTTATGGCCGGGTTTTGCCTTGGGCTGGAGTTTATGGATACGAAGCTGGGGCGCCGAATTCTACTGAAGAAGCTGCGTGCCAAAGAGACGAAGGAGACCAAGTGACCAAGTCCAGGAAAATCTTTGTTGGCCAGTACGTCATGAACTCAGGAAACGTTATGCTGTGGCTGGACCCGTCCACAGGCGACTCCGCGGCTTGGCACGAAAAGCAGGTCGGGGAGGCCGGTCTTGTTTGCAGGGTCGAAGTGGGCGTCAAAAACAAGGCATGGAGCGGGGTCGTGCAGGGGATGCTGCATGAGTTCGTTGAGGCGTCGGCCATACGGGAGAGGGTCCACCTGGCGCCAACCTGGCAGTTCGGGTGCCCGGTCGACTCGTATTTTTTGGTGATGTCCCACCCGCAGTTCACGCAAGTTATCAACGAAGCCGGGGATGCGCTGGCCTACGCGCTCCCGGACATGGAGAAGGCCTGGAAGAAATGGAAGAAGGATTGACACAAGCGGTGATCCGTGTATATTGGGATCATGATTACTAACTTCAGCGTCGACCCGGGCCTGCTCCCTCTCCGCGGCGTGGTGTACCTTCTTCGCAATACCGTGAATGGAAAGGTGTACGTCGGGCTGACGCGCCAGCCGCTGCGAAAGCGCCTCAACGGCCACCGCACCCGCTGCGCAAACCGCTATCTGGCCGCCGCCATCGCGAAGCACGGCCTTCCTGCCTTCCGGGTCGAGGTCGTCGCCTCCGGGCTTTCCCGTCGGAGACTCTCCGTCGTGGAGAAGAAAACCATTCGCGAGCTGCGCTCCACCGAGCCTGACTTTGGCTACAACCTGACCCACGGCGGCGAAGACTTCAAGCCGACCAAGGCCGTGCGGGCCCATCTTTCCGAGGTTTGTCGCGGCTGGAAGCACACTCCGGAGGCCCGGGCCAAGATTTCCGCGGCAAACATAGGGTGCAAGAGGATGCTCGGGAAGAAGCACTCCGCGGAAGCCCGCGCAAAAATTGCGGCCGCTGGCCGCGGTAGAAAGTGGACCAGAGCCCAGCGGGAGGCGAACACCAGGTGGTGGGCGGCGAACCGAGAGCGGATGTCCCGCCACATGGCAGCGCGGAAAATAACCTGGGGGGCGAAAATCTCTGCGGCGAAGACCAAGTTGTCCCTCGGTGACTTCGAGGATTTTGTTCGCGCCCATCCTTCATGCTCCCTTGCGGAGGTCCGCGACGCATTCGGGCTGCGTTCTAACACCGCCATCCACCGGCACGGAGGGCTGCTGGCCACCAAGGCCCGTGTGCTCGGCCCCGAGTTCGCACGGAAGCGCGGGCAGGTCGTCGTCCCGGATTTGATTGTGGGCCGCGCTAAATCTCTGCGGTCTGAGGGGGCGTCACTCAGAGCTATTTCCAGAGAGTTGAAAGTTTCCCCGCGAATAGTAGCCCGCGTTCTGCGGGAGAAAGGTTGACATGTCTCTTCCGGCATTGGTTTTATGGCACCGCGCGGACTACGATGGAGTTTGCTCTGCGGCGATCGTGAAGAAATTCGTTCCCGACTGCGAGCTGTATGGAATCGACTATGGCGACCCGTTCCCCTGGGACAAGGTCATGGACGGCCCGCAGGTCTCTGCCGCCGAGCTCGAAGCCGGGAGCGGGCTCCCGCGCCGCCAAGTCTACATGGTCGACTTCAGCCTGAAGCCCGACGAGATGAAGCGGCTGAACAAGTGCTGTGACCTGACCTGGATCGACCACCACAAGAGCGCGATCGACAGTTGCGAAGGGCTCGGCATTCGTGGCATCCGCCATTCCGGACTCGCGGCATGCGAGCTTTGCTGGACCTGGTTTGACCAGCACAACGGGGCAATCACCAACGAGCTTCTCGTCCGCCACTTCGAGGTGTTTGCCGGCCGGCGCCCCGAGGCCGTCCGCCTCCTGGGCCGCTACGATGTCTGGGACGCGGAGAACCCGGACTGGCCTCGGATCGAGGCGTTCCAGTTCGGGATGCGGGCAAAACCGGGGATGATGAACCCAGAAGACCCGGGCTGGTGGACTCTCATTAGCGGGGAGTGTGTAGAGCCGATTCTCCGGTCGGAGCTGGTCAACACGACCGCGACCGGTCGCGCGATCCTGTCCTACCGCGACCAGGAGGCCAAGTCCCTGTGCGCCGACGGGGCGCATGTCGAGTACTTGCTCCCTCCCGGCGGCCCGTTCAAGGGCCAGCGGGTGAACCAACAGACGATGGAGGGCTGGTGCCTGGTCTGCCTGAACTCCCTGTCCCGCGGCAGCTGGCAGCTCAACAGCGTCTGGGATCCGGAGAAATACGACGCCATGTGCGTCTACGGCCGGCTGAAGAACGGCAAGTACCGCGTGAGCCTGTACTCGACGAAGGAAGAAGTGGACTGCGGCGCCATCGCCAAGGCCCTCGGAGGCGGCGGGCACAAGGGTGCCGCCGGGTTCATCTGCGACAAGTTGCCGTGGGAATAAGGAGCCTCAATGAGTAAAGTGGAAATAGACGGAATCAAGTACGATTGTCCTCCTGAAGTGGCTGGTTTACTACAAGCTGTCAGCGAGGAACGCGACGAACTGCAAGGCGTCATGGCGAGAGCTATCCCAAAGACGTTCGGACGCGAACTCACGGAACTGCTGAACAAGCACAGCATCGAGAACGTGGTAGATATGCCGGACTTCTTGCTGTCCGGGATGATCTGCCGCATGATCGAAGCGATGGGGCCGAGCATCAAGAAGACGCTCGATTGGCACGGGTGCGGCAGCGTTTGCCATCCAGCCGAAGAAACAAAGGCGCCAAGCGGCGCAGGAGAGAAGGAGACCTGAGATGATGCCGTACGAGATGCCCCCGCAGCCTACGAACTTCGCGCTGCCGTTCCTGTACGAACAGCAGGATCAGCTGGCGACAGTGAACCACGAGCAGGACGGAAGGTTCTTTGTCATTGAGTTCCGCTACAATCCGGCGTTCTGCACGATCCCGGCTACCTATCCTGCCGGCTGCCCTCACTACGCGGCGCGGGTGTCTGTGTTCGAAGTCAAGGATGGAAAGAAGGTGCCGGTGTGCGAGCCGTTCGATGGGACGTACACGGGCGGGAGATGCTACGAAGACAAGCCGGCCGACATTGTCGCGCAGGCGCTGAAGGAGACCTGAGATGAAAACGATAGTTAAAGGAACGCTGATGAAGTTCGAGAAGGGGGCGCTGGCGAATGACGTCCGGTTCATAGCCGAGCTGGAGACGGAGGACAAGACGACGACCTTGATGGTCGTCAAGAAGAAGCAAAAGGACGCCGTCGCGGAGGCCAACCGCCTGGCTAAGCGGATGGGCTGGACCATGGAGAAAGCGTGGGAGAGGATATGAAATTGGATTGGGAAATCAACGAGTTCCGGGTGCTGAAGGCCAAGGTCGGGGAGGTCACGTACTACGTCGCCCCTGGCGCGGTCAACCTCTGGAAGCCGAGTAAGCGTTACACCGCGTTCGACGGGAAGGTGGAGGCGGAAGGCGCAGTTGACGGAATGTCGCTGGCAAACGCGATCGCCTGGTGCGAGAGGGACGTGGAGCGTCCGGAGGGGTGTCCCGCCCCGGCCCCAAGCACCCAGGCGCCCGAGCCCTCGAGCGTCGAGGATCGCCTGGCGCGGCTGGAGGCCAGGCAGGAGGCGGAAGACCGCGCCGGCCTCGTGGCGCAGTTGCCGGGGCTGTATGACAAGGTCGGGAGGCTGTCCCTGGAGTTGTGTATGCTCCCGGTCGATCGTCTGCGCGACATGGCCCGGCGGATCGCCGAGCTGGAGAGCTGGCTCGGTACGAAGAAGTATGCCCCGGAGGACAATCTGGCCAGCAAGACCTGGACCAAGCTGGAGCAACTCACAAACCGACTGGAGAGGCTGGAGGCCCGGACATGAGCCTCGCCGTTGCATTGATGCTGTCCTGCGCCGTAATGGCGGTAGTCCTGTTCGGCGGGTTCCTGCTGCTGAGGCCGCCCAAGTGCCCGCGCTGCGGCAGCCGGGAGTGGGCGCCGCTACCGCACAAAGGGCGCTACCACGCCTACTGCAAAGGTTGCACTCTGGAAGTTGATATGGCGAACTGGAGGAAGGAATGAGTGAGTTTATACTGGCGATCGACCCCGGGACGGAGAAGTCCGGCGTCATCATGTTCGACCGCGAGAACAAGGTCGAGCCGATCTGGCACCAGTCTGTCATGGACAACGGCGACCTGATCGAATACATCCTGACCTACGGCGACCGAATAAGGCACCTGGCTATCGAGCAAATCCGGTCTTACGGCATGGCGATCGGCGCGACGACCTTGGACACGGTGGAGTGGAGTGGCCGGTTCATCCAATGCTTCATCTACGCCACGCACAACGACGACAACATCCTGCGCATCCCGCGCCTGGAGATCAAGGTCCACCTGTGCGGCAGCGCCGGGCCAAGGACCAGAACATCCGACAGGCCCTGATCGACCGGCTGGGGCCTCCGGGCACCAAGAAGAATCCGGGCCCGACCTACGGCGTCACGTCCCACATGTGGTCCGCGCTGGCCGTGGCGGTCACGGCTCACGACAAACTGAAGGAGCAGGGAGAATGATATTGAGAGATCAGCTGAACAATTCATATAATCAGGCGGTAAAGCTGAACTACCGGAAGACCGGACCCGTTAAGTGGTTGACGGTTCTGTCCTGGAAATGGGCTCGGTGGCGCAAGCGCCTGCGCTGGCGCGGGTTCATCTGCCTGACGGACAAGAACTGGGAGAGTGCGCTGTCGGCTTCCCTGATTGACGCGGACAAATACTGGCTCCGGACGCAGGTGATCAACGCCTTCTACGAGCAGTCGAAGCTGCTCGGGGAGGATATACTCTACTCGGACATCCAGAGTCGGGTTGAGCGGGAGTTGGCAGGCGTCGAGACAGAGGAACGAAAATGACACTGAGAGAACAACTGAGCGAAGAGTACGACGATCTGTGCTTCATGGACGGCTACGACGACTTGACGCCATGCTTCCTGGAGGTCCGGAAATGAGCACCAACGAAAAATCAGATCTGCTGCAACCCATCAATCCCGAGCAACCGCAGGCCCTGTCCCAGTCTCCGGTTGAGCCCGTGCCGCCGGAGCCTGTGCAGCAGAAGCTGCAAGGCATCGAGGCCGACGCCGTGCCGATGATGCTCGTGGACCCCAAGTGCGACAAGTGCTTCGGGCGCGGCTTCACAGGGCGCTACGCCGACGGCTCCGTTAGCCCGTGCGTCTGCACGTTCAAGGCGCTCCGGCGCCGGTACGTCGGGGCCGTCAGGAAAGCAACGATGTCCCCCGGCGGGGCGAAGCAACAATCCCCGGAGGCGCCGGCCCCGGTACAACAGGAGAAATCCAATGGCTAAGAAAATCGCCAAGGCGGCCAAGAAGCCCGCCAAGAAGGTTTCCGCCAAGAAGGCCAAGTAGCCTTCCCCGGAACAAGAAGACCCCGGTCGCTTCGGCGACCGGGGTTCTTTTTACTCGGAGCCGTACATGGCCCACTGCATGGCGTCCTCGGCCGCCTGCATCTGCTCCGGCGTCAGCTCGATCCCGAATGACCGCTGCTTGTTCGCCATGGAGGACCGGAGTCCCTTGAGCGCCCCACCGACGCGCCAGATTGAGGCGGCTGTCTCGCGCATCAGGGGCTCGTCCATCGTGTCGAGCGCCTTCCACATGCGGGCGTACAGGTCGCCCAGGACCATGCCCTTGGCGGTGGACAGCACCTTGTCCGGGTTGTACCCGTTGGCCTCTGCGGCGCGCAGGAACTCCGGCACCAGGCTGTCCAAGGCGGCGCGGGCGCGCGGGACCTGACGGATCCTGTGCCAGTCCTTCGCGGACGCATAGGTGGCAAGGACGGAGGCGATGTTCTTCACGATCTTCGACTGCGAGGCCCCCTTAGATGTCGGGACGAAGTGGTTCAGGGGGAACGTCTCCGGGTTCTGCAGGAACTGGGAGGTGGACATCGGCATCAGCTTCTGGGCGATGTAGCCGAGGCGGCTCGTCATGAATCCCTTGAGTCCCGGCTCACCGGAGTTGATGATCCCGAGCATCCCCTTGCCGTTGAACTCGAGCTGCCAATCCGACCCCGGGGAGGTCCCCGTCAGCTGCTCGTACAGCGCGCGAACGGGCATCGGGAGCTTGCGCATCAGCTGGTTCCAGGGCTCGTTGATCCAGCCGCGTGTCCCGAAAGGATTGGACAGCCCGGTCTCGTGGACCTGCTTGGCGAATTGGATGTAGATGCGGCGCTTGCCGGTCGGGTCTCCCTTGTAGAATGGGGCGTGCCGCATGATCGGGGTCATGTCGATGTACTGCTGGCGCCCCGGCTCGTTCATCCACGGCAACGGGACGTCGTCCGGGTCGCCGCCGAGCAGCTTGCCGACGCCGTACGCGGCCGCCTGCAGCATCGCCGGAATGACGGCCAGGGTCCAGAGGAACATGGAGGGCATGTAGTGGGTCCAGATGAACCGCTGCTGCCCGGGCGCCGGGTAGTTCTTGAACAGCGCCTGCGAGAGCGGGGCCATGCCGGAAGTGTTCCAGCTAGATAAAGTCCAGTTCGGCGCTAGCAATGCTAGATTAAGTCCGAACATCCACTGTGGCGTCGCCCACAGGTACGCGGCCCAATTCTGGCCGCCCATGCCGTCGTTGAAATACTTGGACAGGTAGCGCACCTGGCTCCAGGAGGCATGGCCTTCCGGCGTCAACCCGTTCTCGGCAGCGAGGCGCTTTACGGCCAGGTCCATCTGGGCCTCCTTGACGGCGGAGAACCAGTCGAACATCCAGGCCGAGAACTTCCGCCCCGTCACGCCGGGCCACGCCTTGGCGATCCCCTTGGCGTCGTCCTTTCCGAACATGAAGGTCATCAGGGCCTCGGCCCCTCTGTGTCCGTACTTCTCGTCGACGAAGGCGCCGATCTGCTGCATGTCGCGCTGGACGACGCTGACGTACGGCTCCAGGATGGCCGTCTGCCCGGTGGTGAGCCCGGACTTCAGCATGTATTCCAGGTCCCCCGCGATCTCGGGGTTGTAGTACCGTCGGTGCTCGCGGAACGCGCGCACGCTCTTCCAGAACTCCATGAACTCCTTGCGGTTGAACATGGCCTGCCACAGCAGGTTCTTCCTGCCGGGGCCGCTCATTCCCAGGGCGGACTCGCCCAGGGCCGTCTGGAAGAAGGCCGAGAAGGCGAAGGACATCTGCTTGGTCCAGGCCAGGGCGCTCTGCAGCAGGCGGGCCAGCGGATAGATTTCCGTCGGGGATACCTGGACCAGCTTCTTCAAGAGCCGCGCGGCCTCCTTGTTGGCCACGGCCCACTGCTCGATGGACGCCGTCTTCGGGCTGCGGATCACTTCGGCTTCGTGCTTGCCGGAATACAGGTCGTACAGACGGCGGACTTCCGCGATCGTCCCCGGCACGACGTGCTTCACGGAACCGTCCGGGTTGTGTTCGGTGACCGGCGCCGCGTTCGGGTCGAACCGGTCGCCGTAGTACCGTGCCAGGTTGGAGGCGTACTTCGCCCAGGTCCCCGGCAGGATGACGCCGTGGGTCAGCGAGACGTTGCCTACGGGCTTCGCCATGACCAGCGGGCGCCCGGTCGGGTCGGTCATCAGGAGGAAGGAGTTCATGACCGCCTTGTTCATGGCGGCGGCGTAGGTGCGCTCCAGGTACTCGGCCCGCAGGTCGATGAAGCTCATCGTGCGCGGGACCAGCGGGTCTCCGCTCTTCTTCGTCTCTTCGTAGGCTTCCTTGTAGGTCTTGAAGACGCGCGGGAACTCGGCGCGGGAGAATTCCACGAACCGGT